AACAGCGTTTTCAACAACAGATGCAGTTGATTCAAGCTAGACAATCTGCAAGCTCACCCCAAATGCAGCAAGCCGAAGAATTAGCTTATTCACCTCTTAATGCTGGTTCTATTGGCAACGTTTCGCGTGCCTTACAGCAAACATATAACTACTGAGACCGAAGATGCCTTCCTCTACTTTTTTTGATATCAATAAAGCCTACACAGGTGGATATGGGGACTTCAGCTCCAAAGCAAACAAAGGAGACGGCAGTCCTTCGTGGTTAGAAGGTCGGAATTTTGAATCACCGTTTTCAGCCAGTACAGCCTTCAACCTGTCAAAAGGAGGCAGTGATGAAGATAGGACCGGGTGGTACAAAATGGCTAAAGAAAATTTGTATGATATAGCAAGAAAAAAACGAGAGAAATCAGAATCTTCCGTAAAATTTGGCCAGCCATTCAGTGGCGGCGGTGGGGAAATAGTGCCTGGACTGGGCTTTCTACAATCTCCACAGCACCCTCCATTTGTTCTTGAAGGTACACAAGGTGATAGCGGCGGGTTATTCGGTAGTATCGGTGGTCTTGCTGGTAGTTTGGGTGCCGCTGCAGGAATTTTTGGCCCCCTTGGTGCACCAATTGGCGCTGCAGTCGGTGGATTAATTGATCGAGCACGAGGTTGAGAATAAATAGACTAAAATGAGATTTAAGAAAAGAATTTAATCATGTTAGGTGCCGCCGTTCCAGTTGCACGTTTTGCAATGCAGGCAATCCCTATGGTGACTGCTGGTGTATCTGCCCTACCTGCTTTACAGAAAGGCGATCCACTGGGAGCACTTGTACAGGGAGGATTAGGTTACCTCACTGGTGGCGCCGTTAAAGGGGGTATTGGAGCCCTGACTCGTGCGGGTATGAAAGCAGCTCCTGGAGCATCAGCCGCCGCACAAAATGTTGTTGGACGTGTTGCACCAAATCTTGTCGATGCTCCGATGCTTCAAGCAGGGAACATTGCTCGTATTGCTCGTGTTGGTTTACCTATCGCTGGCTTAGCTGCTACCCCAATGATTGCCCGTGCAGCAATGGGCGCAGGTAATCAACTTGCGCAAGGTGTTCAGCAAGCAGGTCAGCTTCCTGTTCAAGCTGGTGCTGGGTACATCGGTACACAACCAACTCAAACTGATTACGGTGCAGGATTAAGTGCATACGATCAGCAGAACTTGGAGCGCACCTTAGGTATGCAGTATGGTCTAAATCCGACTGACATTTTTGGCCCACGCGGCATGTCACGCACCGCTGAAACACAACGCGAAGCGCGTGCTCAAGCTGATGCTATGCGAATCTTAAATACTGAAGAGGCGCGATTCCTTAACGTAGCGAAAGCAAAGGATCTTGAGCGTAGTATTGCTGCGGCGGTTGCCCGTGAAAATATCGCACGCCAGAGTCAAATGCTCGGTCAGGCTCAGCTTGGGGCTCAGGATATCGCATCCAAGGCTGCTTCTGGCATTAGCCAAGGTCTGATGCAGCAGTACCAGTATAGCTAATCATGGCAGCAACAAATCCGTTTACCAGTTTCACGCCAATTTCTTTCACTGGCACGGATTTGACCAGTGGAAAAAGAGGCGTAGATCTTTGGAAGATGGCAGCAAACAACCAGCTTCCCGATTACGCAAGTATGTTGAGCGGGGGTAAATCTACTCAACCCTCAATTACACCGACCACTACCGACTACGGGGCAAGCGATTCCAGCGTTGGCGATCTGAAAAAACAATACGGAGCTGCGCTAGCGTTTGAAAGGGAGTTGCAGCCCATGTATCTCGATCGGATGCGTGAAGCTGCTAATTTACAAGCAATGCTCAGCAATGAGCAACTTCGGCAGGTTTACCCATTACTGAGTAGAGCTGCTTCAGAAACGACTGCACGTAACCTAGCGGCGAGCCAAGCCTATCGTAGTTTTGCAGAAGGTCTTCCTTCTAACGTGCAAAAAATCATGGGGTACAAGCAGGATCAAGCGACTTCTGCTGCCACTGCTGAAGCAGGACGTCAACATGCCACCGCAGCACAACAGCAAGCCGCCACGGATTTTGCTCGCATTTATTCCAGATCAGTTTAAACTACAATTTAACAACACGGGCTGAAACACTAATGGGAAGCTCCTCACCGCCGCCTCCGTCAATCGTATATTCTCCGCCGCCGCCACCGCCTGCGCCACCTACTCCGGTGCCTACGCAGTCTTTACAGACTCAAACAGCCCTGAACGAGGTCAGTGGTGCTCAGCAACGCCTTAACATGGAACTTGGTGCTCAGCTTGATCGCACCAACGCCGAGTTCTTTGCGGGCCAGGATATCCGCCGCACACAAGCTGCTGGCTCCGAAGAACGGCTGCGTCTTGGCAGTGCGGGTGAACAAGAGCGTGCAACCGTCTCTGCAACAGGAGGTGAAACTCGTAAGACCCTGGAAACATCTGGGGAGCAACAGCGACTGACTGATTTGCAGCAGGAGATGTTTAGACGCTATAAAGAGAATCGAGATTACGAACAATCACAACAGCAGTACAGGACATGATCGACTGGATTCAAGGCTTGACTGACAAAGACCGCGAATCCTTTCTCACATTCTGTAAACGCACTAACTCTCCAATTCAGATGTACCTGTACGCCCGATTCCTCGGGTTTACAGGTAGCATCGTTGAGTGCGATGAATGGTCGAAGAAAGATTTTAAAAAGCGTGACTTCAGTGGGCTGTTGGAGATGGAAATTGATTCCATGCAACAAGATATTTCAAAGCTGCGGGATGCCATTGACATGGGGATGGTGAAGCAGGATATGGGTACGTCCCGCATTGCCATGCTTCAGAAAGAACTTCGTGGTGCAATCAAACAGCTAAACGATGAAAAAGTCTTGATGGATAAACAAGGTTTGATCCTCGCTGGTGCAGACAGGGCTTTGCGAGAAATGCTTTCCATTTTTCGGGATGACCCGATTGAAGGCCCGCTTCAAGAGGCATCGATGGGCGTCTGGACAAAGATTCTGGCGGAAGAATCGTAAGGTTTATTCAGCTATGCTACCTGCATGGCGGGCACGAGCATCTATTCCGTATACAGGCGAACGGCGCGGGCGGCTGCTCAGAAGCGGGTCGTCAAACAGACTTCGACTGTAGACATTGAACGGGCACGGACTGATTTTGCTTATTTTTGTGACGTTGTAGGCGATAAACCTCCGGCTGCTCATCATTTGGAGTGGCATCAACATTTATGCACAGATCAGGATTCAGTTTGTTTAAAAGGTATTGCTGGTCCAAATATTGATATTTTGGCTCCACGGGGTTCAGCCAAGTCTAGTGTTTTGGGTTTATTTACGGCATGGACGATTGGCGTCCACGCACTTTACAAAATGCCTTTAAAGATCCTGTACATTTCGTACACGATCGACGTGGCGCGTCCGAAAAGTGCAGCAATTAAGCGCATCATTGAAGAGAGTAAAATTTACGGTGAAATTTTCCCGATGGTAAAGATTGCCAAGGGGATTAACTCCAATGAATATTGGAGTATCGATTGGAAGTTCGCGGGTATCAAATCAACTGGTGAAGAAGAATTTACTGTTTGTTGCGCAGGTTTGAAAGGAGCTGTGACCTCCAAACGATCTCACCTATGTATTATCGACGACATTTGTAAGTCAGCCGACGAAATCAAGAACCGCGACATACGAGCAGCGATGGAAGATAACTGGAACTCGGTTATCGTTCCAACCATGTTTGAAGGTGGTCGTGCTATTTGCTTGGGCACTCGATTTCGCCACGATGATATGCACGGAACCACGTTTATCCCTGCCAATGATTGGGTTCAACTTATCCAATCAGCGATCATTGTAGACAAAGACGGTGAAGAGGTATCCTATTGGCCTGAAATGTGGTCTTTGGAATATTTACAAGATCGCCGCAGGCAGGCACCAATTGCTTTTAGTTTCCAGTATCAGAACCAGATTGTTCAAACCAGTGAGCTGTCGCTTTCCCCTGATCTGATTGTTAAGGGAGCAATTGCTACACAGTTTGATACCCTAGGTATTGGGGTGGATCTTTCTGCTGGCGTACGTGAGCAAAATGATTACACCGTTTTTGTTTTGGGTGGTCGCGTTAAAGATAAAATCCACATCATTGATTGCAAGCGTCTCCGCATCATGGGCAACCTGGAGAAACTTGAATCATTGATGGAAATGTGCGAGGAATGGGGTATCGTACATAAGGACAACGGCCAGTACTTCCCCACTGGTAGTAGCATTGACATCTGGTCGGAAGCTGTAGCGTACCAGGCATCCTTGGAGGCAGACTTTAAACGCATCTGTCTCGGGGATCACGGGTTGTACAACTTGAATTGGCACGCTGTTAAGGGCTTCCGTGGTGATAAAGTTGCGCGTTTCCGTGGAATTATGGGCCTTTTTGAGCAGCGTAAGATCATCTTCAATAAGTATCGCCGTTTTGGGCCGTTGATTGATGAGATCGTAAACTTCGGGGTTAGCTCTCATGATGATTGCGTTGACGCTCTCATTTGGACCTGTAATGGTCTGATGAGTCGTGGTAATTTGCAGGTTGAGTACTAACTGTGGTTAGAGTATTCTCGTTTAAACTAGAAGAGTACTTACCTTATGTCCACCAGCTACTTCAACGTTGAGCTTGAGCAAGATGCTTACGGCTCTGCAGTGATCCCTCTCCCCGATGAATTGTGCCATGACATGGCGCTTCAACCAAACGAACGGTTTGAGTTAGAGGTTGAGGATGACGTAATTACACTCAAACGGCTGGCGGCGGGCTACGATATTGATCAGTAATCAGTTTATTTGACTTCCCATGAGCGAGCGCAGAAACCAGACCCTCGACGCAATCCTCAAGGCAGTCATTAATCGAGATGGTGATGGCCCAGCAGATACGATGCTGGTTAACGCCCATCTATCGCAGCTCAGGATGTTCGGCATCCGCCAGGGTGTCGAGTTTTACCCAGC